TTGGATCATGCGGTGCATGCTGAGGGAGCCCACCATGTGTGAGCCAGTACGCAGCGCACGGTCAAACCATGTCACTGAGCTGTGGCCGTAACTTGCGTGCACGTTCTCAGGGTTATCGTAGGCCGTAACCATCTTGTACCCATCCATGCCCCACTCACCACCACCGCCCCACTGCTCCATGCTGGAGAGCAAGCCATTGACTTTCTCCCCACGCGCCATTGCACTCACCTCAGCGCGGAGACGTGGCATGTCAGCAATAGACTCTAGGGTGTTCTTCACACCCACAGCCCACACACCATTAAGCGATTCACCAAGCTGCGGCCAGCCCATGCCACCGAGGCGGGTCATGGATGTGGCGGTCAGCAAACGATCAAGTGCTTTGCTCTTGGCTGAACCAAACGGACGGCCTAAGAACTCAGCAGCAGTTTGATCGAACGCTTCCATAGCGCGGTTATCTGCCTGTGCTCCACCGCCGTGCATCAAAGCACTGCGAAGCAACGTCAAGCCCTGTGCGCCCATCACACCATTCTGTGACAAGGCCACTTCACCAGACACACGGCGTGCGTAGTTACGCAGCAATGACAACTGGTCAGTGTTGAACAGCTCCATCAGCGTGGTCTTGCTACCATCAGCCTTGGTGAACTCTTGTGTCAAGTTCAAGTGCAAGCGCTTCTTAGTGTGACTTGCACCACCAGCAGCGTAGCGCCCCATGGCAGCGGCTACTTCTTCCTTGTTCATGCCCATAGCCTCAAGCGCACCGCGCACCATATCCGCAGCAGCGGGGTTGTGCACGTTGGCAGGAATCTCGTGACCACCGCGAGCGTTGATACGAGCGTGCCCAATGTAGGAGCGTGCAAGTTCCTGTGAGAACTCAGTGCTGAATCCTTCAATATCTTGGAACTGGTTGCTCAACACCTCAGTGAACATGCGCTGCTCATCAAGTGTCAGAGTTTGCAAACGCTCAGCAGCAAGCACGTGTGGCATGTAGCCACGTGAAGTCTCAGGCAAGCGTGCCCAACCCACCGTCTTCGCATTAACCTGTGCGAGGCGCATGCGTTCATACGAGCGCTCCAATGAGTCAGCAGCCTGCTTAACCAGTGCATGAGAAGTTGTCTCCTCGTCACGTAGGCGAGCGTCCTGCTCCATTGCTACCTCACGATTGAAGCGGTTGCGCATCTCAGGATCGAAGTGGTCTTTCAATGCGCCACCACCATGCTCTTGTCGCCAAGCAGCATACATATTGTCGTACTCAAGCAGAGCGTTACCAATGAAGCTACGCTCGTGCAAGTCCTTCGCAATCGCGGCAGTGCGGCGACGACCACTTGCACCTGTTGCGTTCTCCAGCAGTGTGCCAGCAATCATGCGTGCAACTGGGTTATCACTCGATGCAAGTAGTGTAGCAGGCAACGCCACGTTGAATGTGTCATTGTTACCGATGAGGTTCTTTAACGCTTCAACATCAGTAGGGTTCTCAGCATTCCACTGTTCAGCCTTGATGTAAATGTCGCGCACGGCTTTGTACTCTGCACGTTCGCGGGGTGTACCCTGTGGCATCAAGTCAAGGCCATACTTCTGGCTAATGTCATGTTGCAGTGTACCGATCTCGCCTGTATCACGAGCAACACCGGGACGACCTTCACCAGCAGCAACCTTAGCACGCACGCTCTCAAAGAAATCTTCAAAGCGTGGATCAGCACCAAGTAGGCCACGGTCAGCAGCGCGTGTAAACAACTCAAGCAAGCGCTTGTAGAGCGCCTTAGCACTGTCAACGATCTGTTGTGACCAATTAACATCTTTGCCTTTGCCAACACCCAATGCGCCAGCCTCAGCGTACTTAGCAAACTGCTCAGCCGTAATCTCCTCAAAGCCCAACCAGTAGTCATCCACATACGATGTGTCACCCATGTTGCGCTTGAGCATGCCCTCACGCAAGGACACGTTGCCGTCAGTGAACGCGAGTTTCTCTTGACGTGCAATAGGGCTGCGCATGGAGAGCGCCGAGCCAGCCTTGCCCTTTGTGTTAGCGAGCGTGGAGAAGTCCTCAAACATCTTGAGCACGCCAGCCTGAATCTCAGGTGACGCATTCTTGAAGTGAGCAACCTTAATAGCATGGCCCAGCTCATGCACCAACGTGGTAGGAGCAGCATCACCCAAGCGTTTGTTCACTTGGATGGTGATAACGTCCGTGCTCTTATTGGTTGCCATCTGACCATTGAGTGCATCATTACCATCAACACCTGCAATGATGACCTTGCGTCCCGGCAGCATGTCGCGCACAATAGGTAGTGTGCTTTTATGCAGGGCTTGGAAGAATGGATCAGCAGCGATACTTGGTGCAAGATGCGTACCGGGTGTGATACCCTTCAAGAAGGTATCATCAATCGTTGGATCAATTCCAGCAAAGCTCTTGCCGCTGTAGCCCTTCATGTCAGCGAGTGCACTACCGTCCTTGTTCTGTTGACGTACACTGTCAATGGTGAAGTCATCCTCAACGATGGGAGCTTCATCAATGTTATGCGCGGGCAGGCGGTCAATCTCAGCAGCCGTACTCATGTGAGTGGTACGAATCTTTTGCATGTCCTCAGCTTCAAGGCGCTTCATCTCTTTGCGTTGAACCTCAACAGGCGCATCCACACCCACGTTCTTCTGAGCACGCTCAGCAAGATTCATGTTAGCAGCAAACACTTGCTTGTGCACGTTAGCTGCAAACGCAGCTTGTGCTTGCTTGTAGACGAATGGCCCAGTCACAGCAGAGAGCGCTGCGCCCTGTGCAATGGCGATACCGTAGTCAGCGACTGAGCGATGCTCACCAGCAAGGTCAAGGGCAGCTTCATACGCTACGTTGCCAAGCACGTTCTCACCAATGTTAGAGACGACAGCGAGGCCGGGGCGTGCTTGCAGTGCAAAGCGTGCAGCGCCGTAGCCTGCCGCCCCAACCATCTTTGCTGCACCGTAGCCTGCAATGTAGTTGGTAGGGTCGAGCAAGCCCGCTGCCAGACCTGCCGTCAAGCGGCCACCCATGCTTGCATTAGAGAGTGTCGCGTTGTCTGTGCGCTCTGTGCGAATGCGCTCTACGCGATGGTCGTAGTCAGCTTGGCTCTCAGCATCCATCAGGGACTCTTGCTCGTGCTGACTAAAGCCACCCATATACTCAGGCCACTTGCGGTTACGCTCGTCGATCCATGCTGGGTCAGCTTTGAAATCTTTGGAGAAGTTACGCTCCAGCAGTGCAACCGTTGGTGCCATTGTCTGACGGTAGGTTGCACCGAATGTTGTGTCAGTCTGCCACGGCAAGCCGAAGCTCTGCTCCTCCTTGCGGAGTTGCGTTGCCTCGTTTGCTCGTTGTACAAGCTCAGTGCCTGCACCGATAATGGCATTGTCAGTAACGTCACCAGTCGCGTACTTATCACTTGTAGTTGGTGCAGTGCGCAAAGGCTTCTTGCCCTTCTTCGGGCGAGTGCCACCAACTGTGTCGTAGATAGAAGCAGCCGCTGGGCCGCCGACTGGTGTGGACTGAATAGTGGGAGTTCCACCTGTCACGCTGTCGTTAGGGCTTGCGCCCACTAAATCATCCATGTTATTTCACTTTCTGTTGTTTACGATACGCAGCCCATTCAGCCTCTGTAGCGTAGATGCTAGGCATCTGGTCTACGGGGCGTGCTGGAGCAGCGCCTGCACGGAATGCAGGATAAGCGGCAGGGCCAGCTTTAGGAATTGCGCGTTCGTGTACTTGACGAATATCGCGTGAGCTAAACACAATGGGTTTCTCACTACCGTCTTCGGCAATAGGGTAGTAGGTGAACTGCGCCTGACCATCACGGTCATGGCCGCGCAGCAGCGTGTACTTCTGTGGGGATGCACCAGCGCGTTCGGCCAGCTCTTTCATCAGCGTAGTCATCGCATCTGAAATCTGTCCTTGATCCATGTACGCATCACCACGCTCATTGGCAAAGTAGGAGGTGAGTGGTTTCTGGTCACGGCCATTGTGCCATGCGTGTCCACCGACAATCTCAAGGCCTGCTGCCTTTGCTTTCTCGAACGACTTGTTGAGCAACTGCTCACCAGATAGCACGTCCTTGTCCTCAGCGTAGCGCTGTTGAACGGCGTTCTTAATCACAGCCAAGCTGGAATCTGTAAAGCCGCCACCGCGCCCTCCGACGAACCAGCCAGCAAACATGCTTGGCCCTTTCTTCTCGACGTACTTGGCAATCTCAGCCTTCTCATCCTTGTTCACTGAGGCAACTTTGTTGCGTCCCTTGTTAGTTGCCTGCCATGCTTGTTCAGCCAGCGACAAACCATCAGGAATCAACTTACCCTCATTGTCAAAGATTTGACGACCACCAAGCCCACGATGGAACTCAGCCATGCGCTTGTCTGATTCACCGAAGTAGCGTGCTTGTGCAGCAGCACCACCGGGAGTATCTTCCATGCGCTTCCAAATGTCATACGCTTTGATTAGGTTTGCATTAGCCGCATCACCCACGCTATTGACCAACGACTGCACTGTGTTGAACACGTAGTCGTTACGGTACCCAGCAGGTGCGTTAATTGTGAGCATACGGTTTGCAACGTCAGGGCTTGTGAGTGCAAGCGATTTCCACTGCTCGTGAAAGACGTTCTTCAACAGCGCAGCTTCTTTACCACCCATCTCTTGAATCGCCATCGCTCCACCCTTGTGCACTTCACCCAAGATAGCGATACCTGCATTCTGCGTGTCGGCCATGCTTGCAGCATTACTTGCAGCAGCACGCTGTGAACGAACAACGGCTGACATAGCAGCGCGTTCATCAGCAACGTAATCACCCTTGCGCATGAGCGGTGCAGAGTTACCAGACTTCGCACGGTACTCAGCGTTCAGCTCATCGTAGCGCTTGTGCACTGTCTTTGCAGAGATGACACCGTTCTGTGCGTCCTCTTTGATTTGCGAGATGCGGTCACTGTACTCGATAGCAGCCTCAGCCGCATGATGAGTTTCGTAACGATTCACCAAACCTTCGACAGCGAGGCGCTTCTCTGGGTTCATGCGAGATAGCACACCAGCTTCACGGAAAGCAGCAACGCCATGGAAGTTGCCCTTCTCTGCCATCAGCCCCATGGACGTGGCAAGGTCTTTCTCCCATGACTCTGGGTCAGCGCCCATTGTCGGTGTGCTCACTGCCAACAACGCATCCTTGCGCTGCTGGATTTCTTCCGGCGTATAAATTCCGGGAGTTGTTGTCTGTGCAAGGTTGAGCAGTGAGCCCTGCGTAACGATAGCATCGACACGTTGACGGCTTACCGTCTCCTGCTGCCACTTGTAGTGCTCTTTCGTTTGACGCTTGATGAGCTGTGGAGCGAATGACATGACACGCGCCTGCAATGCAGCATCAGTATCAGCATCGCCAGTTGACAGCGACTTCATTGACTCAGCCAGCATTCCGGGGATTGCCTCAGGCTTGTGCGTGCGGAGCTTCTCCATCTCCTGCTCTTGCTTAGCTGCCCAGCTACCAGCGGTAGTCTCTACAGTGTAAGCGCGTGCACCTTCAACGAGTGGCCCATCGCCATAAATCTTTGTGTACCACGGTTGCGTGTTCACAATGTCGGACATTGCCTCACCAGAAGCTGCCTTCTGCATACCAGTGAGGTACTGCTTCTCGCGCATCTTCTTCATGTGCGGTGCCATAATGTCTTCACCAACTTTGGTGAGCATCTGCAATGTACGATCAGCACCAGCAGCGTCGATGCCCGGTGCCTGTGTTGTCAGGCCCGGTGCGACACTACCAGACATACCCATCTGTACAGGCACTGCTTGGCCCGCTACACCGGGGCTTGTTCGGACTGCATCAGGTGGAACGAACGTGAACGTACTAGGCCCACGCTCCTCTCCACCTTGTCCTTTTTCAGAATAACCAGCCCATACCATAGGGACTCCTTAATAAAGTGAATACTTGCTAGGGCTCGCTTTGAAACTATACGAATCAGGTGAGCCGCTGCTGAGGCTATATGGATTGCTTGAATCATACGGCGAGGGTGCAGCGTTAATTCCACCTGTCGTGTTCTGCACGCCACCGTTAGCTGCACCGGGCTGTGGTGCTTGCCCTGTGATGAGCGCCATAGCGTTCTCACCAGCAGAGATTACATCAGACCACATGTTGTCACTGATAAGGTTCTCCTTAGCAATAGACTGGCTGTAGTCAATGCCCGCGCTCACGTAGCTAAGGTCAAGCCCTGCTACCGTTTGAGGCATGATGCCACTGATCTGACCTAGCGTGTCATACGTTGCTTGGCCTTGTGCCTTGCGCCGCGCTTGTGCAGCGCGTGCGTTCTTGAGCTGCATGGTACGATCAATCATGTCAACCGCATTACCACCTGTGCCTGTCATCGCAACGTGGGCAGCATACGCGCCTCCAGCCTCAGCAGCAGCAAGCTGTGCTTCGAGGTTGCCAGTGGTGAATGCTTCTTGCATGCGTTGCAAATTAGTTACGCCCGCTTCAAGATTCTTCGCACCAGCGGCAAGCCGCCGCTTGTTGTTCTCGGTCTGCATGAAATATGCAAGCCCGGTCTGTGCCGCCTTTGACTCATTCTGCGCCTCACGAATAAGGTTAGATGCGTCAGCTTCGGCTTTCCATACTTGGTTTTGTGAGCGACGAATGGAGCGTGATTGCGTGCCATTGTACAAGCTCATAAACAGGTTAGGACTTCCTGCCATACTACCTCCTTATACTCGCTTAGCGTTGTAGAAATACTGACCAGTCCATTCAAGGCTTGTCAGCGTCATTGGGTACCACTCCTTAGAAGCGATCTTTAAAGTGTACGAGCGAACTTCACGTCCTACGAACACGGGCACAGCACCCTTGTGTACAGCTTGTTTGCCCACCACGTTGGTAATGTCACCGAGAATACGGGCGTTAAAACTCAGGGCCACATCTTCACTGAACTCAGTGGTCGTTGTAGCTTCAAGACGTGCTGTATCAACATAGGCAATCGTCACACGAGTGCATGTCAAATAGCCAGTCACCACCACGTTACCCTTGCCATCACGCATGAACGGGTTGGTCATCTCGATATACGAGGTGAACGGTGCGCCACACACAAGGTCGCTAGATGGTACAGTTGGGAACTCACTCATCATCGACGGCACGTTAGCAAGAACTGCATCGCCCTGCAAATACGCAGAGGTGCCCTTCTTGTAGGCAGTGTGCACAGGTGTACCCAAGTGCCATGAACGGTTAGCGCTACCACCAATGACGGCGCTATATGGACGTGCAGAGTCGAGGTACGGCTTAGTGTCTAGCTTTGGGAGCAACGAAGCACGATCCACGCTTAACCATGTGCGAGTGACACCACTAGCATCCACGGCTGTGCGTGCCCAGTACAACAGCACCTGTCCACGGTAGACGCTGAAACCAATAAGGTCGCCAAGCATCTCATCAAACTCCCAACGACTCCATGAGTCAAGCAGCCGCTCGCGGCCACCTAGTGAGTCAATGTAGCGGAAGGTGTAAATCTTGTTGTAGCTATCGTTGGTACGGGCCAACAGCATGTTCGGTGAAGTCGTAGCGATAAACTCCAACGGCGTACCGGGAATGTAATCGTACAACTGCTGTGTAAGTTCCGAGCTGTTACTCGTGTCTGACACATCACCAATGGTGAGCTGGTACACTTGCGATACGCCCTCGCGCTCTTTCATGTAGAACACCAAGTCACCGGAAGCTACAGGCTCCGCAGTGGTAGTGTCCTCATGTGAGCTGGACTGAATCACAGAGATAGTAGCAGGCGTAACTGGGTTGCGGCCTGAGATACTGTACTGTGCCTTGTCACCGAATAGGAGCAGCGACTTGTCAAACAACACGGAGTTGCGGATAATGTCGTTCTCAGCACCAGTCGAGAACACCTCAACAGGGTCAGTGTCAACCACAGTCAGCACCGATGTGCGGAAGAAGTTGAAGTATTCACCAACCTCACTCATGGTAATGACAGAGCCACTACCAATCACCAAGCGATCTTGGAAGTTACCAACGTAGGTAATAGGGTTGTTGATGAAGTACGGTGCGCGGTTTGAATCCAAGTCACCTACGCTGCGGCCACCCAAGTCTGGGATAGCCAACGTGGGCACGAGCGTGCGCAGCTTAGCGGGTGTACTTGCAACATAGAAGTGCTCGCCCTCTACCGTACCGACAGCAAACCAGACACCGGGTGTAAAGCTATGTGAGGCCGCTTCTTCCCACACCACCTCAGTGTAACCTGTGGTACCGGGGACGCGAGGCACAGCCTTCAAGAAGTAGGCAGGGTCATTGTCCTTAGCCTGCACCTTGATTACTTTCCCAACGTAGTGCATGTTGGTAAGCTGTGAGGCCTCGACTACAGTTTGGTGAGCAGCACGCAAGAAGGTACCATCACCGTTGTCGTTCACCGTGATACCAGTCAAGGTAGCATCGTCAATAAACAAGTGGCTACCACTGCGAGTAACTGTGATGCCTTGTGCTGCGATCAATGTGCGGAGCTGTTCAGCAACGGCCTGAGGTTGGGTAGCGGCAGCAGCCGAACCAATCCATGCAGTTACTGCGGAGTTGTATGCGTTGACGCGATCATTCACCTGCTTCTGGTAATCAGTAGCGGTTGAGGGAATGTCGGATGTAACCAGCGTGCCTTGGTAAGAACTGCTAGGTGTCGTGTACGCGATGGTTGTGATTGTGCCATTGCGTGTAATCACGACTGTGTACGTGCGTGAGTATGCCCCGCCCTTGACCCAGATCGAACCATAGCGGCGGTTAGCCACCACGCCATACACGTCCGTGCTCGCACCCGCTGGAGTGTGCGTCTTGCCCGCGATCACCATGATGCGGCCAATCTGGGCCACGCCGGAGACACCCCCGTGCAGAATGCTCAGAACGTCCGTATCGGCGCTATCGTACTCAACTGGTACGTTGGTATTGGTTGCCTTATTAAAGCAGTACAGCGGGGCTGTGGACGAGCCTGAGGGGCGTGCTGACTTACGGTACAGCAGGTCATACTCAGTCGTGCTGATTTTGAAGCCACGGGTAATGAAGCTGCGCAGGTCAGACTTGTCGCTCGCGTTTGGATTCGTGAGGATCGGAATGTCAATCAGGTTGTCCGTACCACGGCGGCGGGCTAGGCCTGCCACGGGGTCAGAGAGCATGTTGACTTGCTCACCGTGCTGCCCATCTAAGCGGGCCTCAGGGATTTGCTGGCTTACACCACGGTGTACCGTAGCGTAGGAACCGCTAACTTTCATAATGTCTCCTTAACGGTAGCGTGCACGACGACCACCCATGTACGGACGGCGGTAGCCAATGATGTTTGCCAAGGTCGCTGCAACACCGGGGCGTGCAAGCATGTTAGACTTCTTGCGACGAATGTGCTCTGCGTTGAACACAACGAATGCACGTTGACGGCGATCAGTTAGCAGGCGGGTCTTAGTCTCATCACCGTCGATAGAGGTCTGAAACTGGATCAATGCCTCAGCACCAATGTAGGCGCGGGCTGACATGGGTAGCTCATCGAAGGCAACCAAGCGGTGCATACGCACGGGCACTTGGTCATCGAACTGATAGGTGCTATCGTCGTTGTTGTAGAGTTTGCCGTTACGCATCGACACGTTGGGTGATGCCGTAAGGGAATCTACTGCGAGGCAATCTGAGGGCAACAAGATTTCCTTGTTACCAACTTGAGGAATGAGGGTAGGTGTCTCTACGTTGAACCACCACTGGTCAGCTTGGATGCTGGACTGAGCGGTATCAATAGAGGACAGTGCGCGGGGCACTACGGGATGAAAAGCATCAAGGTCGTTGACTGGAAGTTCACCAAGCAGGCCTAGCATCTCGTTCACGATACTGAGAGTTGTAATCAAAATTTTCTCCAAAAGCAAAAAACCCCCACCGAATGAACGATGGGGGTATTTGTGGCTAGGCCAGAGGTGCTTACGGCAGCATCAAAGCGCCAGCGTATTCAGCACGGTTAGGGCCGACAGCAAAGGCCAAGTGCGAATCCACGAACCAAGACTTGTACAGCTTGTCGTAGAACACGTCAGTGGTCAATGGGATTGTCTCACCGCCCATGATGGCACGAGGGCTGAATGCCAAGACACCCAACTTCGAGAAGTCGCCGTCATAAGCATTGCCGTTGCCAGCGTTGGACAAGTGGTGGCCGGTGATGTTCAAACCAGCGGGCAAGTTGTTCGAGCTGAACACAGGCACGCCATAGGTCTTCAACACCCAAGCATCATTCACTTTGTTGCCAGAAGCAGTGACGTACTCAGTGTTGACCAACTGCTCAGCTTGGATCAGAGTGTAATACTCCTCAGGCTTCACAACGATCATCACGTCATCATTGCGTGGGTCAACGTCTTTGTTCTCGAACTTGACCATCAAGCGAGCCAAAGCTGCGTACAACTTAGCTGGGTCTTTCAAGTCCAAGGCAGAAGACAACACTTCTTGGTTGCCACCGAAGTGACCAGAAGGTTTGCCAGAGGTGCCCTTAGAGAAGGTGGATTGAGTCAACAATGCAGCCTTAACAGCTTGGATGAAGAACGCTTGATCCCAGAACTTAGCAATCTCTTTGCCTTGTTCGGTAGCGACTTCACGGCGCACGTCGATCTGAGTTTGGAACACGTCCAACAGAGGGAACGATTCGCGGGCTGCAACCACTGTATCAACAGTCACCGAGTTCTTGGAGAAGTCAGACTTGATACCGTCGAGTTGTTGGCCGGGCACAACCTTCTGCAAGGTCGATTTACCAACTGCGTGGTTTGTGAAGGTAGCAGTACCCTTCACGGTACGGACAGGCACAACACCTTGCAACACCGAGCGGCGTGCAATGGTGCCTTCAACCATGCCTGTAAATTCTTCAATGACAAGCGCCAGCTTCTCGGCTTGAGTGGAGTCAACGCCGTTGATAGCATTGGGGAAGGTTACATTAAAGACATCATCTAAAGCCATGTGGGCTCCTATTTAAAAGTAACCCGCTGGGGTGCGCAAAGGTGCGGAGCGGGTGTTGTTAGAGAAACGAGGCCCGCCGCATGCAGCGGTTAGGTTCTCGTTATATGGATCAATAGCCAGAGCGCTTCGCTGCCAGACGTTGTGCCTGCAAAGCCTTGTAGGCTGGAGTGTCAGCAATGTCGCGGCCACCAGCGGCACGGGAAAGTTCCTGTACTGCTGCTGCATAGGCCTTAGCAGTAAGTGGTGCATTACCTGAACCACCAGCGCGGGCAGCATTAGGAGCCACCACCGAAGCGGGTTCCTGCACACTGCCTGCACTCTTGTTGTAGCACTGCACCAAATAGTTCAGGGCCATCTTAGCTTGTGCGCCACCAGCAGCAAGCGCTGCATTGATGGTTTGCTTCTCTTGTGGATCAGCGTTTGCACTTGCCCACGCTTGGACTTGCGCCCAGCGTTCTTCGCCACCAGCAGCTTGTATTGCCAGTTGACCGAGAGCCTTTTCATTTGCTTCGTGCTTAGCCACCGTGTTCTGGTAGGCTTGTTCAGCCAATGCAATCACGTCTTGGTAGCCAGCAGCCTTTGCACCCATGGTCGCAAGCTGTGCTTGGATGAGGGTGAAGTCGCCAGACATAGCGGCTTGTACCGCTGCGTGCTCAGGGCCGAAGCCCAAGTTGCCCACAAAGTTCAATGCGTAGTCTAAGCCTACATCGCCTGTCTTCTCGTAAGTGACTGGCACTGTGGCCTCAGCAGCAGGAGCTGCGGGTTCAGCGGCTACGGCGGCAACAGTAACTACCGGAGCGGCTGGGACAACTACCGGAGCGGCAGGTGCAGCAGGCGCTGCGGGTGCAGCCGGGGCTGCGGCTTGTGTTACTTCATCTGTCATTGAGCTTTAGCTCCTTGTGTGATTACGTTGCCAGCGGTCTGTGCAGCAGTCTCAGTCATCATTTGTTGCTGAGCCTGTTCTTGTACCTGTGCCTGTTCAGCTTGTTGTTCTTGTGCAGACTTAACAAACTTGGTGGCAGGAAGGCCATGACCGTGGAAGATTGTGGAGTAGATCACGTCCAACTTGAGTGGGCCTGTGATTTGTGGAGGAAGGCTACCGATCTGCGCCACGTCACCGAGTGCAGAACGCATAGCGTCCAAGTCACCACTACGTGAGAGTGCATCCAAGCCAGTAACAATCGTGCGCTCAATCTGAGTTTTGCTCAGGTCAAGAGACACAGCTTGCAACAACCAGTCAGCGACTGGGCCTTGGAAGTCTACAGCGATGCGTGAGTATGTACCACCAAGACTTGTCTCAAGCTCATTGGCTTGCTGACGAATCTCCTCGGCAGTAACGCGCTCAGCGTCACGAGTGACAGCGCTGTTCAGCAAGAAGCCACGACCGATACGCTGGATGTAATCACTAGCGATGGCCTGCACAACTTGCAGATCACCGGGCTTGCTGTTCGCAATAAGTGATACGTCACCTTCGAGGCCGGGCAATGCTGCACCGTTCTCGCTTTCCTCCAAGTCCTCAGGCTTAGTCACACCACCGGGGTTGACCAACCAGCGGAACTCAGAAGACAGGATAGCACCCTTGATCTGAGATTCACTGAGGGCTGACAGAGCAGCGAAGTCGCCAGAGTAGTCCTCTACCAAGCCCGTGCCATAATCAGCTTCATCACTGATCTGCCATGTCAAGGCACGGTATGGTAACTTGTCCTCAGGCCAGTAGCCGTCGAACTCAGATGGCAAACGCTTAGTGTCAACCCACTGTGACATACGGTACTTACCGTCACGTTGACGTTCAATCCACTGGAAGAACTCAACCTCAGTCTCAGGGTTACACTTTGTCTTCTGTGCTACAAGGTAGTCTTGCACCTTCTGCTCAAGCTCGTCGTACATGACCTTCTCACGGATGAGGATGGTCTTGACTTTGCCAGCAGCAGTGCGGCGCACACAGTAGGACTTCACACCAAAGACACGCAGCTCGTCTTCCTTCTTGCGAGGGAGATACACGAGGGCATTGCCCAACACAACGAGGTTGGACAAAGTTTGGTACAGCTTAGGACGCACGGTGCCACGACGATCAAGTTCCTTGATGGCTTCTTGTTCGCCCTTAGCAAGTGCTTCATCAATGTCAGCCTCAGGGATGCCCTGAGCTACTGCCTTCTTCTTCCAGTCTGGCTTAGCTTCTAAGCGGAAGAATGGACGAGAGGGAGCAAACAGTGCAAGCACCAGTTTGTTGACAATGTGATTGACGGCTTGTGCACCAACTGATTGCCAGTCGTGTGCAAGCTCGTCGTTATCCTGCTTGTAGTTTTCCTCAGTGCAGAGACGTGGGAGTGTGAAGCCAGCGTACTTTTCGCAGCGGTTGATGAACCCCCGCCGCAAGC